TAGTAAAAAGGTAAAAGCAAATGTTCCAATCCGAGCATCTGCAGGAAAAGTGGGCACCCCTCTTAGACTATCAGGGTCTTGATCCAATCAAAGATTCTCATCGTAGAGCCGTAACCGCTGTCCTGCTCGAAAACCAAGAAAGATTTGTTAGAGAGCAATCTGCTTTCGACAATGGCTCCATGAGTATGCTCATGGAATCACCAACCAACAGTGGCAATGCCGCTGGCGCTAGCGGCGCTTTTGGTAGTGGTGGTAGCCAAAGCGTTGCTGGTTTTGATCCAGTTCTGATTTCACTCATTCGTCGTTCAATGCCTAACCTGGTCGCATATGACCTCGCTGGCGTTCAACCAATGAGCGGTCCTACTGGACTCATCTTCGCAATGCGTTCACGTTACACCAATCAAACTGGTACAGAAGCATTCTATAATGAAGTAGATACTGCTTTCTCTGGTACAGACTCAGGTTTCGATACCACTCTTACTGGCGCTCATTCGCAAGTAGGTTCTGGTATTGGTACTACCGCACAGTCTGGTAGCAACCCAGCTCTTCTGAACGCTGCTTCAGTTGCTGCTACCGATTATAACGTCGGTCAGGGTATGCCAACTGGCGATTCGGAAGCACTTGGCGATGCTGCAGGCAACCAGTTCAACCAGATGGCATTCTCGATTGAGAAAGTCACTGTTACTGCAAAGTCACGCGCTCTAAAGGCTGAGTACTCACTCGAGCTCGCTCAAGACCTTAAGGCAATCCACGGTCTGAATGCTGAAGCGGAATTAGCAAACATTCTCTCAACTGAGATTCTTGCTGAAATCAACCGCGAAGTTATTCGTACCATCTACATGACCGCTGAAAAGGGTGCAGCACAAAACGTTGCTACCGCTGGCGTATTCGACCTCGACGTTGATTCAAACGGTCGTTGGTCTGTTGAGAAGTTCAAGGGTCTTCTGTTCCAAATCGAGCGTGATGCTAACGCAATCGCACAAAGAACTCGTCGCGGAAAGGGCAACATCATCATGTGTTCTGCTGACGTTGCTTCAGCACTAACCATGGCTGGTGTTCTCGACTACACCCCTGCACTGAACGCTAACCTGAACGTTGATGATACTGGCAACACCTTTGCTGGTACTCTGATGGGCAAGTTCCGCGTATACATTGACCCATATTCGGCTAACCTGACTGCAGGTAATGCAACTCCTGGTAACCAGTACTACGTTGTTGGTTATAAGGGTTCTTCACCTTATGATGCAGGTCTGTTCTATTGCCCCTATGTACCTCTCCAGATGGTACGTGCCGTTGGCGAAGACACCTTCCAGCCTAAGATTGGCTTTAAGACCCGTTATGGTCTTGTTGCTAACCCATTCTCTGAGGGTCTCACCAGAGGTGAGGGTAGACTCAATGTTAACACCAACCGCTACTATCGTAGAGTTGCTGTTAAGAACCTTATGTGATCCATTTCACATAAATTCCAAGAGGGTCTTCGGACCCTCTTTTTTTATCTAAATATTTAAAAAAAGATGACTAGAGCTCAGATTGATAATAGGAATTTTTTATCTCCTACTGGATTTAAATTCACTCTAACTAGAACCCCACAAGTTGCTTTTTTCTGCAATCAGGCAAATATACCAGAATTAAATCTTGGTGTGGTAAATCAACCATCGTACTTAAAGGCACTGCCAACTCCAGGCGATATTATAGAATTTGGAGACTTGAGTTTAAGGTTTTTGGTTGATGAAGACCTCAAAAATTATATGGAAATACAAAATTGGATCCGTGGTCTTGGATTTCCAGAAAGATTAGAACAGTTTGCAGAACTTCAGGAATCTGGATTGATTCAAGGAAACTATGTGAAGGACAGGCAGAATATCTATTCTGATGGAACTCTACAAATACTAACAAGCAGCCAAATTCCAAATTTTGAAGTAACTTTCCAAGATTTATTTCCATATTCATTATCGACAATAATGTTTGATGCAACAAATACCGATATTCAGTACTTTACGGCTGACGTAAGTTTCAAGTATACTATCTACAATATAAGAGATTTGCAAGGAAACCTATTATGAGTTTTGATCTTGATATGATTCAAAAGATGTGGGAGCAAGATTCTAAAATTGATATGGATAATCTTCACACAGAATCAACAAATATTCCAACTCTTCATGCAAAATATTTTGAATTATATAATACTATTTTTCTACTAAGAAAAAAAGCAGAGCAACAAAAAAGGAATATCAGACATGAAAGATATGAATATTATTCTGGCAAATCAGATCCAGAAGTATATGTAGAAAATCCCTTTCCCAAAAAGATTCGCGATAAGGATACAATGCAAAAGTATCTTGATGCAGACGAAAAACTTTCAACAGTTTGCTTGAAGATTGATTATTACGACACAATGCTTACTTATATTGAAAGTATTTTGAAGATGATTCAGAACAGAACGTTTCAGATCAAAAATGCTATTGAGTTTATGAGATTTAACGCTGGATTGGGGTAAATAAATACTCATAGCAATCATAATGTTATGAGTGACGTAATCATTGAAAAGAAGAATGAGATTTACATTAAACTACATTGCGAATCTCATATTTTATACGAACTTCAACCATATTTTACATTTGAAGTCGAATCTGCAAAATTTATGTCCCAGTATAGGAGCAGACACTGGGACGGCAAGATTCGTTTGTTAAGTACTCATACTGGAGAAATCTATGCTGGTTTGTTGGATAAAATTATCGACAAACTGAAACTGCATAACTACACGTATGAATTTAAAGAAAACAAATTTTATGGATTGCCTTTTGAAATAAATGAAGGCATTTCATATGAAGGCGTTAAAGATTATATGAAATCTATTTGTACTCATTCTCCACGAGAGTATCAAGTGGAGGGAGTATACGATGCTCTAAGACATAATAGAAAATTATTGATATCACCCACAGCCTCAGGTAAATCCTTAATGATTTACTCCCTTGTAAGGTATTACGTAGATAAAGGACAAAAAATTCTTTTAGTTGTTCCAACGACATCTCTTGTAGAGCAGATGTACAAGGATTTTGAAGATTATGGTTGGGATGCTGAGTCATATTGTCACAAGATTTATTCGGGTAGGGAAAAAACAAACGAACATTCTGTAACTATTACTACCTGGCAATCTATCTATAAACTTGAACGTTCGTTCTTTGAAGACTATAGAGTAGTTATAGGAGATGAGGCTCATCTTTTTAAAAGCAAATCTCTTATTGAGATTATGTCAAAACTTCATCATGCAAAATATCGTTTTGGATTCACAGGTACTCTTGATGGAACTCAAACTCACAAATGGGTTCTTGAAGGACTCTTTGGACCATCATATAAGGTAACAAGAACTTATGAGTTGATGCAACAAGGTCACATTTCCCAATTAGATATTCGTTGTCTTGTTCTCAAACACTCGCCACAAAAGTTTGAAACATATGAGGATGAAATTCAATATCTAATTTCACACGATCAAAGAAATAAATTTATAACTAATCTTTCTTTGGATTTAAAAGGAAATACTCTTGTTTTGTTTTCTCGCGTAGAAGCACACGGAGCAATCTTATATGAAAAGATAAATAATATCAAGCGAGGTGATCGTAAAGTATTTTTTATTCATGGTGGAGTTGATACTGAAGAAAGAGAATTAGTTAGAGAAATTACGGAAAGGGAAAACAACGCAATTATTGTTGCTTCCTATGGAACTTTTTCTACTGGTATCAATATTAAAAATCTCCATAATGTTATCTTCGCATCTCCAAGCAAATCACGTATTAGAAATCTACAATCAATTGGACGAGTCCTTAGAAAGGGAAAAAATAAAGTAAAAGCAGTGCTTTACGATATTTCTGATGATTGTACTCACAACTCAAGAAAAAATTATACTTTAAACCATTTAATAGAAAGAATCAAGATCTATAATGAAGAAAATTTTAACTATGAAATAATCACGGTACAACTAAAAAAATGATTGAGGAAGATTTTTACTGCACTCTCAAATTAAAAACAGGCGAAGAAGTCTTTGCTAAGGTAGCTGCATCTGAAGAGGAAGACAGGACGATATTAATAGTATCGAATCCAATTATCGTAAATGAGATAAAAGGTAGAACTGGTGTAGTTGG